AGCCGTGATAGAATTAGACGAACTAGAAAGGCTAACAGATAATGACGACAACTCTTGAGTTGGTCAATGAGGTAGCAGAGTTTGCTGATATCTCAGAGTTGATGGACGATGATCAACTTACGGATGCTCTTGGAATCATTGTGAAGTTGATGATGAATCCAGATATTCCAGCACAAAAGGCAGTAAACCTTATTGTTCAACTAGAGGCATATGCAGCGAAGTTTAAGATGCTTGCTTCATATTACACAAATGTAAAAAAAGATGATCGTGCAAAGAAGAATCTATACTACTCCGCTAACGAGGCGGTACAGCGGCTAGTAGATAGCCTAAAGTATAGTGCTAAATTAGGGAGTTATTATGGCTAAGAATTTTTTAAAGCAAGTAATGGATAAGCAACCAGAAGGTCCAATCAATACCAAGGAACTTATTGAGAAGATTGAGTCTGGATATCTTGTAGGAAGAGATCCAAAGTTTACACAGAAGAAGTCATTCAGTCCATCAACACTTGTATATGGCAATGGAGCGTGCCCAAGGTATTGGTTCCTAGCATTCTCTGGAGCAGAGTTTGTTGATAATGCAGACCCATATGCCGTAGCAAACATGGGAAGTGGAACAGATGGTCACGCTCGTATCCAGAAGGCCATCACTGATGCTGGAATTATGGTTGAAGAAGAGAAGAAGATTATCACCTCAGACCCACCCATCTTTGGATTTGCTGATGCGGTTATACAGTGGGGAGAAGAACAACCTGTTGTAGAAATTAAGACAATGAAGGAAGAGTCTTTTGCTTATCGTAAGCACGCAAAGCCACCGTCATACCACCTAATGCAACTTATCATCTACATGAAGGTTCTTGGTAAGAAGTTGGGAGTGCTTCTTTATGAAAATAAAAACACTCATGAACTTCATGCTATTACAGTAGAGCCAACGGATGAATACAAGGCTTGGGCAGATTATGCTTTTGACTGGATGAAGAAGGTTAGGAAGTCTTGGGAAGATGGAGAACTTCCACAAAAGCCATATAGATCTAATTCTAAGGTTTGCAAGACATGTCCAATTCAGAATACTTGTGCTTTAGCAGAAAAGGGCACTGTTAAAATAGATCCTTTGGAGTATCTTGAATGAAGATCTGTTCTTGGTGCTCAGAAGAATTTGAGCCAAAGGTATCTTATCAAATCTATTGCTCAGTAGAGTGTAGAGAAGCAGCGACAAGAGATAAGATTACTCAGAGATACCAAATTAACAGAATAAAAAATAGATCTTCTAAAAAAAGAAAGTGTTCTGGTGGATGCGGAACATACATTTCTATGTATAACGATAATGGTTTTTGCAATCAGTGTATGGTCAACAAAAGAAAGGTTGATCAAATGCTAAGAGAGTTAAAGGGTCTTTTTGATTATGAACAAGAAAATTAAAACTGAAGAACTGTCTCTGCCAAGTTCTTTTTGTGCAGTGGATGCTAGTACAAATAGTTTGGCTTTTGCATATTTTGTTGATGGTAATTTAGAAAAGTATGGAAAGATAAGATTTTTAGGTGCAACAATTTATGATAAGTTAGGAGATACCGTTCATAAAACAATGGGACTTTTCCAAGCGCTTCCAACAGAAAACATGATTATTGAAAAAACTATCTTTGCTAATAGTGCTCAGGTTGCTGCGAACCTTGCACTAAGCCAAGGCGCTCTAATTGGTGGGGCAAAAATTGGAGGCGTTCGTAATGTCTATGGCGTAGCACCAATGTCGTGGCAATCCTATATTGGCACAAGATTGCTGACAACAGATGAGAAGCAAAAGATTAGAAACTCTAACCCAAATAGATCCAACTCTTGGTATAAGTCTCAAGAAAGAGAACAGAGAAAGCAAAAAACTATATCAACAGTAAATTCAAAATTTAAAATAAAACTAGATGATAATGATATAGCAGATGCTTGTGGAATTGGAATGTTTGCTCTTGACAACTGGCGCAAGGTCGTGGGATAATGAGATCAAAGGGTTTGCACCTTAACGAAGCATTTATGAAAAAAAGATATGTTATGGATAAGAAAACGCCAGAGCAGATCGCTGATGAGTGTGGAGTAAGTGTACAAATAATTTATCGTCAACTTAAAAAGTTTGGACTAAAGAGGTAAAAATGGTAGACATGGTTAATCATCCAGTTCATTATACGAGTCATCCTTCTGGTGTAGAAACAATTGAAATTACAGAGCATATGAATTTCTGCCTTGGTAATGCTATCAAGTATATTATGCGCTCTGAGTTAAAGGGTAAGCAGATTGAAGATTTAAAGAAGGCCGTATGGTATCTTAATCGTGAGATTGATCGTCTTGAAAGGATGAACAATGGCAAGGCGTAAGAAGGTTGTCAGCCCAATGGCACACCTATACAACAGAGTGCCTTACTACACCATGGAAGATGGTAGAATTATTGAGAAAGATGAGATAATTAAGATCAAGGGAGAGCATGGTGGAAAGTTCAAATTTCTTGAGCATGTTACAAGAACGGACTCAGGCGCTGAGTGGATTGATTGTTTTGAGTTGCGTGGGGGTGTGCTCTGTGGTTGGAGATCTTTCTACCCAGATCGCATCAAGCCTCTCCCAAAGGCTCGCAGAAAGCGCAGGAAGAAGGTAACCTGACTTTGGCTAAAGACAACCTAGGAAGGTATGTCCAACCTATCTTGTTCAATATAGAAAGGAACAAGAAGGAAAAGCCAGAGAAGCGCTCTGCCAAAAGCAAAAAAGAAGTTCAAGAAATGCTTGGACGAATAAAAGAAAAAAGTGGCTGTGTAGATTGCCAACAAACATATCCATGGTATGTATTAGATTTTGACCACGTTCATGGCAAAAAAGTTGCAAATATCGGACAGATGTTAAATTATTTTAGTGTAGAAGATATACTAAAAGAAGTTGCAAAGTGTGATGTTGTTTGTTCCAACTGCCATCGTGAAAGAACTTATCAAAGAAAAAACAATCAAACATAATTCTTGTTAAAAAGGTTGACTCCTACATATTTTTTGTGATACTCTAGATATTGTTGCCGCCGCAAGGAGGAAACAGATGAAAACGAAACTGCTAGGAGGTATTGTAGGAATGGTGCTAACAGTTACCATGGCTTCCCCTGCTATTGCCTCTGACACGGTGTATGCTAAGTCTGCACCAACTGCGGCTGCCACGGTCGCATATCTCAGTCAAGAGCATAGGGCTGCTAGGTCCGTTCTTGCAGATGATATGAAGGGGTTCGCTCCTTCACTTTATCGTGGTAAGTGGTACGATGCTAGATGGGAAGATTCTCGAAAGTGCATCATGAAGAGAGAGTCACATTTTTCCTATCGTGCCGCAAATAAGTCATCTTCTGCAAGAGGAGCCTATCAATTTTTAGACTCTCAATGGAGAGATGGTCTTGTCTGGATGATGCTAAAAGAATCAAAAAAGATAGATGATGGTTTGTCAGCAGAGATTAAGTCTTTGTTTGATAAGCCAATTCATAAGTGGTCTAGGTATTATCAGGACCGTGCTTTCTTTACTGCATGGCAACATGGAAAGGGAAAGCACCACTGGTATTATCCAGGTCATAATTGTTATTAGTCGGTAGCAGGATAGGAAACCAATTCACAAAGGTGGCAACATTCCTATCCTGCTACTGCTATAATTGTTACCTATAAAGGATTCGCATGGACAATAACGATATCATTGCACATATAGAAGAAGTTAATTCTGTTGCAGCAGAATACATTAAGGGCAAAGACGCTTCAGCAATTTCCAAGGAATTAGATATTCCTCGTAATCGTGTTCTCAATCTTCTTAATGAATGGCGAGATATGGTCGCCAATAATGAAGCAGTAAGAATTAGAGCAAGAGAAGCACTTGCTGGAGCGGATCAACACTACAATCATTTGATTAGACAGGCTTATGAAGTAATCGAAGATGCCACAACTACATCAAATCTTTCTGCAAAAACTGCTGCTATAAAATTGGTTATGGATATTGAAAGCAGGCGTATTGACATGCTGCAAAAGGCTGGTCTTCTTGAAAATAAAGAACTTGCAGATCAGTTGCTTGAGCAAGAACGCAAGCAGGAAGTTTTGATTAAGATATTGCGTGAGGTTTCAGGAGAATGTCCACGATGCAGAAACGAAGTCGCTCGCAGACTAGCAGAGGTATCTGGTCAAACAGAGGTGATTACTGTTGAGCACGCTTAACTTTGATGAGTTCTTTGAGGCTCTAGATGACGATCCTTTTGAAGAGCAACCAGTAGATCTAGACACATTTCTGCACAGTGAAGATTATCTAAACCAACCTCCACTTTCAGACATTCAAAGAGACTTGGTTGAGGCAATGAGTCAGATCTATAAAGAAGAAGATCTAATAAGAATGATGGGTGAAGAAAATGGTAGAAGGCACTACAAGAAATACACTAAGGCAGAAGTTCTCTTACAGTTGGGCAAAGGTAGTGGAAAAGACCACACATCGACCATTGGCTGTGCTTACTTGGTTTATAAACTCCTTTGTCTAAAAGATCCCGCAAAATACTTTGGCAAGCCTCCAGGAGACTCAATAGATATTATTAACATTGCTATTAACGCAGAGCAAGCCAGAAACGTATTCTTCAAAAACTTTATTAACAAGGTCAACAGATCACCTTGGTTCTCTGGAAAATACAATGCAAAAGTGAACAGCGTTGAATTTGATAAGGCTATAACTGTTTACTCTGGACACTCAGAGCGAGAGAGTCATGAGGGCTTGAACCTTATTCTTGCTATCCTTGACGAG